TCCAGCTGATGTAATTGTTCCACCATCTATCCCTGTACCAGTAGCAATTGAAGTTACTGTTCCTGAGTTTGCTGGAGTTACTACTGTATAAGTAATTGCTGTAGAGCCAATTGATCCTGTACTATTAGTCGTACATAAAAATATTTTATTATCATTTACTGATCCTTGATTAACTACAATCATTCCACCAGATAGTTCAGCAATAGTGTCATGCTCTGGATCTCTTGATGCTGCCCCAGCTCCATTTGCTACTGCAATATATAAACCATTTTGAGATGCTGTACTTTGATTTTTTAATAATACTCTATCTCCAGCAACTAAAGTTACACCATCTATTGCATCACCAGCTTCAAGTGCATTTGATATATTAACATTTGCTGTTGAAGCACACTCTGCAATAATTCTAGTTCTTAAACCAGCAACTGCTTGGTCAACATAAGATTTTGTAGATGCGTCTGAGTTACTTGATGGCTCACCTAATCCTGTAACTGATCCACCTGATATTGAAACATTGTTTGCTGCTTGTGTAGCAATACTACCTAATCCTAAGTTTGATCTTGAAGTAGATGCTGATGCTACATCAGATAAATTACTTGCTTTAACAAGTTTTGCATCTAATTGAGTTTGAGCATTAGAGCTTAAAGTATTTATATATTGAAATTCTGTGCTTGTTACAGATCCATCTGCTATTTTTGTAGCATCTATTGCTGCACTTGCATTAACATCTGCATTAACAATTGCACCATCTGCAATTTTTGCAGTAGTAATTTGAGAATCAGCTATGTGTGCTGTATCAATTGATCCATCAACATATTGATCGGAGTCTACTGAGTTCGCTGCCATTTTAGCAACTGTAATTTGTGAGTCTGCAATATGAGCTGTGTCTATTGAATTATCCACATATTGATCTGAATCAACAGAATTAACTGCCATCTTAGCAACTGTAACTGCATCATCTGCAAGTTTTCCAGTAGTAACATTTGCATCAGCAATCTTAACAGTAGTTACATTTCCGTCAGTTATTTTTGCAGTAGTAACATTTCCATCTGCAATTTTAGCACTTGTAACATTTGAGTTTAAAATTTTTGCAGTTGTAACATTATTATCAGCAATTTTAGCTGTAGTAACTGAACCATCAGCTAAATTAGATGTTCCAATAATTTCTGTTGGAATAGATGAGTTAGTTTTACTTAAAATACCTATGAAAATTCTTAATGTATTTGTTGAAGCACCTAAGTTACCACTATCAAAAGTAGCTGTGATTGTTTGTAAAGTACCATTATTAGATGTAGCAGTAATTGATCCATAGACATAACTAGCATCTGCTTTTAAAACTTTTAATCTTCTACCAACATGATAGATAGCACTAATATCTACTGAACTTGCAATAGTAAATTGAGTTGTTGATACCCAAGCTGAAACATAAGCTGCATCACCATCACCATATTCTACCCATTCTGAATCATTAAACCACTCTCTAGTGTTTTTCATCAAAGCTCTAATAGCATTATTTAAATTAGATGGAAGCATACCTTCATTTACATCAATTCCATTTAAAGAAATGTTACTTGCTTGTGTTGTTGAGTAGTCTTTAATATTTGTTGTCATGTTGCTCCTAATTCATAAACCAACTAAAAGCCTTATCGCTTTCAGTATTATTTTTGTTAATTAATGTATTTACTGCTTCTTCAACTTGTCTTTGAAAAAGTTCTTTTGTGTCAAATGAATATCTGATGTTATCTATATCTATTTTATCTGACATTATCTATCTCCACCTGGTACTGCTTTTAAATCTATTCCTTGTGCATTAGTCCAAAGACTTCCAGCTGGAACTTTTATATTTGCTCTAAAGTATCTGCCAGATTGTCTAACTGGATTTATACCACTTGCGTTCATTGAACTTGATGTTGATGATGTAACTGCATCTGCTAATTTATCTCTAGTCTTAATAATTACATTTGCACTAGCATCTACAATTGGTCTAACACTTGTTATGTTTGCTCTTAAACCTGGAAACAATTCTGTTTCTTTAGTTTCAAGTTCAGCTTCTAAATTAGTTCCAGAAAAAATAGCTGCTTTAAAGTTTTCATCAACTGCACCTAAATACAAATGTCCATTTTCCCAGAATCTTGTATCAAGTGAAATATTAATATCATCTATGTTAGAACTTATAATATCCATAAGCTCAACTGTGTTAGCTACAATAAATTGTTGAAAAATTTGTGATGCTTTAACTTTAGCAACAGACCATTTTTGGGTTACATAATTGTATATCAAAAGTTTATCACATAAACCAGTAACATTTGGATTATCCTTACTTGGGTATAACCAAATAGCTAAAGTATTAAATGGATCAACTGCTGCTGAAATTCTATCTGTGTAGGCTTTGTTTAAATCACTTTCAAAAAATCTATTAACTTTTTCAGATCCAATAGGAAGTATCTGATCTCCATTGATTTGAAAAAATCCATCTGACGCATAAAAAAAGACCTGTCTATTATCTTGGCAAACTGTTTGTCCATAAACAGCTCCTCTATTTGGTGATAATACTGAAAACCTAAACACTACATTTCCACCAACAAAGTCCATTCTTAAAATTGAATCTTCTCTAAAGACATAACCAACTTCACCAGAAGTTATGGCTACGATTTGACCACCAGAGCCTGGCAAGTCTTGAGTATCTGATGAACTAACACCAGCTTCCCAAGTTGAAATGTCATTAATACCTGACCATGCAACTCTATTTTTTGCATTTTCTATATTACCAGTTACTAAAAAATCTCTTATGACACCTGATGTTCTAAACTTAGATGGTACTAATCCAGATCCTGATGCTGTTACTAAAGTTTGTAAATCAACAAAACCTGATGAAGTTCCCATTAAAAAATATTGAGGTGCATCTACACCATTTGATGCAATAACATAACTTCCAAATTGAGTAAAAGTTATAAAATCAGTAGCAGTTCCAGATAAAGGTGTGCCACCAATAAAATTTGTTGTTGTTAATCTTACAGTATCTGATGAAACATTAGTTTGATTTAATCTACCTACTGCTGCTCTTGTAACTGTAACAATTGCATCTACAACTGTTGCTGTAAAATCAGCATGAGCATTAATAGCAGTTTTTAAATTTGTTGCTGTTGTATTATTATTTGTTTCTACTTTAAACTGAGTGCCAGATGCTGTGCCTACTGTTGATGTAAATACAATAGTTGAAGCATCATTCTTTTTTAATGTAATAGTTTTACCAGCACCAATATTTGCATAATCAGAAACTGTAATAGTACAAGTAGCTTTTGCAGTATTTAAAAATAATCCACTAGCACCTTTATCTATAAATGCTCCACCAGATAATTGATAAATTGTATCTGCTGTTCCTACAAAAGTAAAAACTGTGTTTTCATTATTTCTAAAACTTTTTGCTCCTTTAGAATTTTGTAAAACATTTGATGTTCCACTATAAGGTACTAAACCTTTTACTGGCTTATAACTTTGACTGGCATGGTAGACGTTAGTCGCCACAGTTGCACCAGGATTCAAATGATCTGGTTGATCTGGTAGCCATTCGCCAAAAGGTAGTTGCATTTTTGTTTCCTATTATAAATTTGAAATAAATGGAGAAGCTACTGAAGTTACAGTTCTAACTTGCAAAGGACTTCCATTGTATTCATCTTCTCTATCGTTTAATTCTAATCGTTCCATAGCTGTCGCATACATTTGCTGCCAAGTTGAAACTTGTTGTGGATTGATACCACCTAAAAAGTTAGCTGCATGAAACAATGAGCCATATAAATATATAGCTGGGTGAGATGCTAAAATATAATTTGTTGCATTAGTTGAACTTAAAGCTGGAAATTTTTTATAGTAATTCATTACTGCTGTGTAAGTTGCATCTGGTTTTGGAGAAAATCTTAATGTATCTCCTAAAATTGTATAAGTAGTTGGCAAACCAGTAGTTGATGTTCCATTGGTTGTGTCCATAGATGCTGGTGTTGTATAAACTAATGGGACTTTTGTTTGACCATTTAAAATATAAAAATTTCTAATTTGTAAAAAGTCGGTAGGTAAAGCTGCTGTTTCTGCATCTACAGTTATATTAACTTGAGCTATCATTGATCTAACTCTTAATTTAGAATTAAGATCAGCTTCAGTTAATTTAATAAAGTCATCACCTATTTCAGTTGTTAAATCTGATCTGTTTAACCAGTTTGCTAATGATGTTTTTAATTCTGTGTATGTTGTTAGTGCCATTAAAATTTGCCCTCTGCTGTTCTAAAATATCTAAATTCAGAACTGTTTAATTTTTCTTTTAAGATTTTCTTTTGAGTTTCTTGTGGTAATTCAAACCAATTACCTTTGTTTTGATCTTTATGATATTCCTTGCACCATATCTCTAATATTACTACTGGAATTGATGCTATTCTTTTAAGTCCTTTATCTGAACTATAACCATCATTTTGATTAAATAATTTTTTGTTATTTTCTATGATCGGTTCAATATCAAGTGATCTTTTTTGAATAATACCTTCTTTATCATTATCTAAAAATGTTTCAGTAATATGCTTATCAGTATCTTCAAGTATTTTTCTCATTAACGACCTTGACCTTTGTATCTAGTAAGTTTCATTTGTCTTTTTTCTGATTTGTTTAATGACTTTTTGTGCTTACCTAATTTTGGTGGTTTATCTCTTGGAGTAAAAGAAGTGAACTTTTGCTTCGCCACTACTAGCCACCCATTTCAACAATAGAAATCACAGCACTAACACCTCCTAGTGCTGCTACTTTTTCACCTGGAGAAACTTTAAAAATTTCTGGTTGATCTGCTGGTATAAAAATATGACTAGCAGTAGCAGTTGGAGAACCACCAAAGATAATATGAAAATCTGCTGAAGAAGCTATTCTTACATATTCAGTTTGTGAACCAAAAGCAGATGATGCAATAGATGCAGGATTACTTCCTGCCATAGTTATTTTTTGTATTGTTCCTGGTCTTAAACCATAATTAAAACTCATAATTTATTTTCCTTTTTTTTTGCTTTTTGATTTTTTCTTTTTACCTTTTTTTTTAGGTGGTCTACCTTTTTTTGATCCGTAAGTTCCCATTCCGTATGGCATAATTTATTTCCTTTTATTGATTAGTATTTGTGGGGAAGTATCGCTAGACAAGATCCCCACAAAATTTGTAATTATCTTCTGATAACGAAAGTGATTTCCATTTTAGAAGCATTTGTTGAACCACCATTAGTGATACATTCAATAGTTCCATCTTCTTCAACTCTATTAGCTGCTGTTGGTTCAGCAGTTTTAATTCTACCTGCTGATCCAGAAGCTGTATGGCTAATTGCACCACCAGTTACTGCAACACCACCTATTTCAAAAGAGATAGCTGCTGTGCCAGTAGTTGTTGCTTTGTTGTGTGTAATAATTTTAATTATTCTTCCACCATCAGGTACACATACAAAAGTTGATGATCCAGATGATACATCTGGAATTGCAGATGTTATAAAGTAGTCGTTAAGTGTTCTCATTGTATTTTCCTTTTTTTGTATTGCTTCGTTCCGATATTAAATCTTCAAAGAAAACAAAATTATTGATTGAGTAATAAGAGGGGAAATTAATCCCCTCCTATAAGTATTTTGATTAAGCTGTTGTTAAATCAAATATAGCACCATTCGCTGCTTCGTTTTTAGCAACAAGTGTATATTCAGCTAACATAGCTTTTTTCTCAGCATCACCTGTCTTAGCTAGATCAATCATTTGGAAATCTCTAAGGTAAGCAACTGCCCACATATCAGGTTGGATTACAAAAACATCTCTTGATCTTGAGAATCTATTTGGAACAACAGTCATTGATCCAAAGTCTGATTCATAAATATCAATTGCAGCAACAAGTTTTTTGTCATCTGCTTGAGTCATTTTAGTAGAACCACCAGTAAAGCCTGATAGTTTTTGTTTGTTGAAAGAACCCAACATAATCATTGATGGATCTCCACCTGAGTTCCAAGTAGAAGCTGCAACACCTTTTAACTGAGCTTCAGTAAAGGCTCTTTGAGTTCCATCAGTTCTTGCAAAACCAGGTTGGTCAGCATTATTAGCATTTTGACCATTAGCACCAATTGCATTGATGTTAGTTTGAAGCCAAGATGCTAAACCAGAAGAAGTTCTAGCTGCTGTAGCTGAACCAACTGCTGCTGATTGATTGTTACAAAGAACAAGTTCCATATCTCTTTTAAGCTCTTTAGCATTTTTTGAGATTTGGTATGCTAGTTCTTGGTTTCTTCCAGCAGTATTAACAGTATCTTGAGTACCAGAAACAATTACAGACTTTCTTGAAATTTGAGTTCTGTTATTGATTCTTGATGTCGGAGTTACTGCTGTGAAAGCGATTTCATCACCCTCTACTTGAGCATTAGTTGCTGCTGCTGCTAAAACATCAGTTTGCCATTCATGGAATGTTCCTTCTGCTTTTTCTTTTCCAATTGAACTCATAAACGGAGTATCAGTAGGAGAGATGTTATAGATAATATCTGATAAATCTTCTCTGTTACCAATAGCAGTATAAGTTTGGAACGTATTTGTTACGATTGCCATAGTTATTTGTCCTTATTGTTGAGGTTATTTGTTAGTTATCATGTCTAAGAAAACATCTTGAGCAGCTTTCATACTGCCAGAGCTTTTTAGACGACTAAACTTTTCTCTCCTCAATTTTAAGTTAGCTTCAGATTTGCCTTGCTTAACACCTGATGAAAAAGGTTTGCTAGGTTTAGTAATCTTTTTTGCAATATTCGGTTTTGAATTTTGCATACTTCGATACTTCATAGCATCATTAACCAACATCACTATTCTATGATCGTACACTTGAGCAACTTCTTGGTCGTTAAACCCATAATTGTTAAGTGTGCTTTTCATATTAGCTTTTAAAGTAGAAGCCTTTGCTGGATCAGAAAACTCTGGCATTTTTGATACCAATTTTCTTTGTTGATCTTGCAAGAAAGAACTGAACTGTTCTTTTTGTTCTGCTTGAGCTTGTTGTAAAGATTGATTCAAAGCATCTTGCTTTTTCTTCAACTTTCTTTCTACTCTTGCAGCTTCTGTTGGATCTTCGTCATACATTCTATCTAAATCAGCAGAATTAATTTCTGCGTTTAGGTCTTGTTGAGCAGTTGACAATCTCTGATTCAACTCATTGAGTTTTTGAGAATAGTCTTGTCTTTGCTTTTCAGACTCAGATTGAAAGTTCTTTCTTTGATTAGAAAGTTCTTCAGTCTTTTGTCTATAGTCAGCATCTCTTGAGTAACCATTTCTCAACTCATCAAGGGTAACTTCTAATTCTTG